TTGCCATCATTTTGTCTGCAAATCTCACACGCTCCAGCACCAGCCACCCACTTAACTTTTTCAATATCATTGGCTCGATATATCTTTTGTTGTGCATCGCCATACGCCCAGGATATTTCTGTTCTAGCGATTTGTTCAACTTTCCATTCTTTTTGACCAGATAACAGACTTGTTATATCGTTTTTGATTTCTCTCAAGCCAGTTTTGCCAGAAGCGACATTGTCCCTAATAATTTCTTTGATTTGACTATATACCGTATCGCTAACACTCTTAGCCGAGAATGTTGCCCTGGATGAATTGATGGTATCAATGGTTTCAGACATCATTGGCTCTAAACCATAAACTTCTTTCAATTGTTTCTGGACGGTTTTGTAGACTTCGATGTTGTTTCTAAGAATAAGTCCATACAAAAGCACCTTCCATTGGTTTTGTTTTTCTGCTGTTGGCAATAATTCTGCCAATATTTCATCCTCAGTTGGATTGTCAATTGATTTTTTGCCTACATCCCTAATTAAGTGATTGAAGTGTTGTCTTAGGGCTAAGGAGTATTTGACTTCCTTATATGACATATAGGCATTGCGTCTTTTGATGTAGTCTTTAGCCTTGGTGGTATCTACTTTGTTTGGGCTTGGCAATTCTTCCGCTTTGTGAATATGCTTTTCTTCTTCTGGTTCATCTGGGGTTTCATCTGGGGTAAATCCAAATGATTGAATGGTGTCATATCCATCTAAGGGTTCTAATCCCTCATCTGCACGAATTTCATTGACAGTACGCCAATTATTTACACTAGCAATCTTTTCTTTTAGTTTGAACTCCTCATCATCGGGGATGGGATTAACATATCTAAGCTCATATTCATTCCCATAAATAGGAACCAAGAAGCGGTTTAGTTTGTCGAATATCATTTCCAGTCTGGGCTTGATAACTGTTTCCATGAATGCTCGATATTCCACTTCTGCGGTTGCTTTGTTTACATTATCCGAAATAGCCATTAGAGATTTTGGCACTTTGAAGATAGAAAGAATTTGGTCCCGATTTAGTTTGCGTTGAGCGACATATTCAATATCTTTTTGAGTGGGAGTTATCGCCTGATATTTCATACCATGCGAAAGAAACATCATCTTGAATGCGTTATGTTTCCCTTCATAGTTCTCTTTGATTTTTTGTTTGAGTTTTTGGTATACATCTGGTTTTAATTCATTGTCTGTGCTAATTACCCCAGATGGGAACGCTCCATTGTTATAGAAAGCATTATTCATATTCAATGCGTTTAGTTCGCTAGTTCCCTCATATGCCGCCATTCTAATTGTAGAAATACCAGTCAGTTGAGAGTAGGGATTTGGTCTTAAAATGTTGATGATTTCATCTGGTTTGAAATTATATGTGTTTCCATTTTTGACGTAAGTGTATTTGGTAATCTCATTGACTACGCTGTTTTCGTTTATGCCTGTTTTCATTAGGTTGGGATTGAGGACGTGCAACTGCAATACTTTTTCATTATTTAGTTTTGATTTGACTGGATAGAGAAACGATTGTCCATTGGTGTCTATGTGAGAAGAAATAAGATAGAGAAGGTCATGTGAGGTTTGATAATTATTGGGCGAGGAGAACAAAGAAATTAGTGGATGTTCTTTGACTTTTTTCCATTCATCACCATTCTTTTTATACAATCCCCATTGGGTTTCACTTATAGTAGTGGCAATAGTATCAACACAAGCGAAAACAGTTCCAAAATATAATTCATTGTTGGACTTTACCCCTGGAGAACTAATAGATGAAAAAAAAGTAGACCATACCCCCGACTGCTTGGTAAAAAGATTAGAAAACGACTTGAGAATGTTCATAATAGTATTCTACCTATTAGCCTTTGCTTTTTTACAGAAAGTCAATAATTGGCTCACCGCCATAGTTATTTGATAATTGAATTGCTATGGTCAAAGCATCGCACATATCATCATGCTTCCCATAAGGTAATGATAACAATTCTAGTCGTAATTCTTCCATATCTGGTTTGATAAATACCTTGCCATTCTCGAAGTGTGGGGCTAATTCTACTTGAAACTTCTCTATTTTGTTTTTCAAAGTCTTAATTCCTACTATTGGCAAATTGGTTTGGCTTTTGAGAGTACTAACTGTGTCGTATTGAAACGTATTTTCTTCCACCCCGATTGCCGATGGTGTTTCGTTTTTACCAGCGAACTCATGAATTTTCTTTAATCGTTCGGCAAAATCCATTCTATCCCTAAATATATTCAAAACATAAATTTCCAAAGTATCGCCATTCTTGCGAATACCAATTCTTGCATGGGCGGTATAGTCGCCTTTATTCATATCCTTCCCAACCGACAAATCCCATCCATCGTATATGTCTAAATCATCTGGGGCTTCCTGATAATACTTAATCCATGAGGGTTTAATAATTTCACCCATCGCTTCAAATGGTGCGTTCATATACTCTTTGAGCCAGTATTTTTCACCATACATCGAACTCATATCAGACTTAACTTTCATTAGTTTTGAGAATGAAAATAAGTTAGGTTCTAATACTGTCTTATGCTCCTCATCCAATATGGCTTTCAAAGTAAGTTTGTGAAAATCATCGGGCAACTTCTCATAAATATCATCTTGACGTTGGGCTGTGCCGATGGCGATTATCTTTTTGTCATAACTTGCGTCAGTAATCATTGGGTATATATCAGAATAGAATTTTCGGATTGCTCTATCGTTCTTTGTATCGGAATAGATAACTTCCTGGTCGATGATGTCGTCTAAGATAATCATGTGTGGATGTTTGCCTACCGAACCAGATAGATAACCATTGGCAGTGATTATACTTCCATCTAATAATCTTAATTCTCCATCCTTCCAGTTTTTAGCCTGGTCAATCATAAAATTAGCCGAAATAACTGGATTACGCTCTGCCATCATTTGAATATCCCTAACCTTTTGAATGGCAATATCCTTGGTTAAATGAAAATAAACTATAGAGAGGGGATAGGTGCGTTCTACTATTTTCTTGACAATATATTCGCAAACAGAAGTAGTTTTTAGATGTTCCCGAGGGGCTTTGATAATACTTTTTGGATAGTTTTCCCAGACATTATAGTAAGTGTCTTGCAAGGGAATATGCTTCCAATTCTTAACCTGGGCTTCTGGGTTATAGTCGTTTATATATACCCTAGCGAAATCAGCCAATCCCATTTTCTTAGTAAATTTGCCAATCTGTTTGGCAAACTCTCCTAACTGTCCCCTAGTTTCATCAAGATACTTTTGCTTTTTGGACTCGTCATAAATCCACATCAAATCTTGCTTCAATTCATCCCTCATGTTGTAGACGGTGTTTTTATCCACGTTTAGTTTCTTTGATATTTGATAAAAATTCTCTCCGTCCATTAACAATTCGACTACTTGTTTCTTTATTCCGCAGAATTGAGAGGCTATATTCTGACGACTAATTGAGTCATAATATTCATCATCATAACTTACCGAACTAACATAATCCTCTAATGTTTGTATCTGGACAGATAATTTCATTTTTTAATATGGCGAACTAAGTCATAATTGCTTCCTATTTTAGTACCAACTGGATGCTTTAGTCCAAAAGTCCAATCAATTGATAATCCACTTTCCTCATAGCCTAGATATTTCCATGCTAGGCGATACTTAATATTCCCCATGTTTACTTTTTCATGATTTTGAGTGCTTCTATCCCAACAGATATGCTCAACCAATGATGGTGCGGTTAGATAAATTAACTCATTGATATGGCTAAGATAGACAGATAACCTGACATCATCGGCTCTTATTTGGTCGTTTATCCTATGTTGAAATTCCAAGTATCCCAAAACCATTTTTCTAGGAATGATATATGCACATAAACCATAGGCTCGGTCAATGGTAGCCCAATGCTTTTTCTGTCGCAGGGCTTCTTCAACTACTTCATAGGCTGAAAACATGGAAATAAACTTATCGGGTCGCAATTCGATTAACTGATTAGCGGTGGCGATTATATCCAGGCAGGGAAGAATATCATCTTGAAATACTAATAAATGGTCGGCGTTACCTATGGTTTGAAATGCTTTAGTCATTCCAACTGCACTAGATACATCATCGGAAACAATATCAAATCTATCTTGATGTTCTAATTCACTTTTGAGCGAATTGATTAACAATTCAAGATACCTAGTCCTTTTTGGATGGTGTTGTATCGTCGCTTGTAGCATTTTGAACTATCCTTGCTGTTTCTAATAAGGTTTTCAATACCCTAGTGTCGTCTAATGGGATAAGTTCCTTTCCCCCTGCTCCAACAAACTCACTTCGCAGACTGAACTCATCTTTCTTCTTACGCTCTAGGAATTTCAATGCTAATTCTGGATTGCCCTTCAATCCATTGATGACTTCTTGCCGAGCCAATAAAATAGGGCGTTGCTTCAATGCTTCTTTTTGCTCCAAAAACTCTGGATGTTCTTTCTGATAGTTATATAAGGTTGATTTGCCAATTTGTGCGTAGTAACAGGCTTCTTCGTCTGTGCAACCAAAGGCAAATGCCTCATTCAGTTTTTGGAGTGTGATTTCATCCATTATTGGTGGTCGTCCTATTGGCATATTTTCTCTTTCTAGCCTATGAAAAGGCTTGGGGTTCGTTATCGACAATTATTCTAATTCGGGATGAGCCAGGGATAATTCATATAATTTGTCTTTGAGATAGTAACCAGCCCTATCATTATCTGATAAAGCATATTTCAACATAGTTGCTTCATCTGGGGCATGAACGACTGATACCCAAACTTCTTCAACATTCATATCTTGGAAAGCCCGAAGTCGCATATTCCCACCCAAAACAATTCCATCCTCATTGACTAAGACTGGCTTATATTGGTCAAGGTTTCGAATTTGAGTCTTTAATCTTTCAAAATCCTCTGGAGTTATGTCCCTCGGGTTTTTATCCCAGGGTTTTAGTTTGCTAATATGCCAGGTTTCGGAACGGAATTTCATTTGCCCTCCAATTTTCTATAAAATAATGCTCTTTGAGTAAGGTTCATTTTATTGATAAGTTTTTTCATAAGTTTATATATTGGCTTGGGATAGTTTTTTCTTAGAAGTTTATATTTCATACAACTTTCAATCGCTTTAGTTGTTTTTGACAGTTTTCTATAACTGGAGTCATTTCCTTACTTCCAGACATTTTGACCCACTCTAACACATCTTGATTAACTGTTTTCCAAAATACTTTTTCGTCTACCTTGGCACCCGATTTACTAATCCAATGATGAATTACTACCCGAATGTCGTAGATGTAAGTTTTGGCTTGTTGGGAAATATAATTATCACCACACCAATGAACTAATTGAGAGGGAATTGGAAATACACGCTTGGCAAATTCTTTTGAGAGCATATAACACGCTCCCCGAATATTAAGATGAAACAATGCATCCTCATGAGGAGGCTTCATATATGGGTCTTTATAAACTCTATCGGTCTGAAAGGGATTGGCTATCTCATATCCCATTTCCAAACTTTCAATCAAGTAGTCGTCCCAATCTGGAGTCATGAAATCTATATCGGAATTGATGATGGCAATATAATCTCCAGTCGCCATTTCGACTCCCTTATTCCAATTAGCATTACAGTAAAGTTGTTTTTTATTAGCAATAGTTTTTATGATTAAGAATTTTTTACAAGCAATTTCACGCAATTCTTGCAACAATAATTCACCATCAAATTCGGTTGAAGCGTCATCAATTAAGATTAACTCATAATGGTGTTGTGTGTTTGCGACTAAGGAATTGAGCGTTCTTAATGTCCAATCTTTGCAATTCCAAATAGGCATAACAACTGATAGTTTTTTTATACGGTGTACGCTTGGAGTTGCCTTTCCTCGGTTCATATCATCAGTGTCCCAATATTCATACAAATGTTTGGTTTCGTTATAGTGTTTAGTGTCTTTTTCCATGTTTTCAAAAGAATGTTTGTATGTTTCATCTCTTTGAACTTTATGATTAACAAAGTGATTGTGCGGAATAATGCAGTTTTTGTTTATCTTAATCATTCCTCTTGACCAGGCAAGTTGTTCTAATTCAATATCAATATGATAATGAATTCTATTCGGGTTATATATTAACCCAGGATAACCCAACGCTCCTCCTTGTTCTAAAATATATGAACGCCTTACCATTGGATGAGAAACGTGTATTCCAGACTTACTAATTTGCCAATCATCTATCCCTCCAGTTACTCCTACTCCGTCAATCGAACAAAGTAATTTTTCGTCCCAACCAGCCGTAAATTCAATATCGTCTGCCCCACAAAATATAAATGGCTCTTTTGTTAAATTGAATGCAGTATTTATTGCTTTGCAATACTCACCGTCTACAACAAAGTATTCTTGCTTTAATGAGTCTAGTTTCCGCCTGGTTTCATTATCTTCTGGGGTAATAACGAAATATAATTT